ACTTAGAACCACAAGACGAAGTTCAAGAAACTAACAACGGGCGTGTGTTCTACAGTTCAACAGACCAAGATGGTAACTTTAGAGTTGGTGACTTGTTTGCGGTTGAACAGGCAACTGGTATTGTTACTTTGAGTGCAGATGAATTTGGTCTACAAGGTCTTGATCAACTTGAAATTGGTGGTGTTGCTCTTGGTGGATCACCGGTAGTTATTACAGCGTTCTCAACAGACGGTACGTTTGTTGCAAACTCAAATAACCTTGTACCAACACAGAAGGCAATTAAAACATACTTAACAAGTCGACTATCGCAAGGTGGCTCAGATACATTTACTGGCTTGCTAACAGCAGGTACAGTTAAAGTTGGCGGACCTGATGAAATTACATCAACAGTTCCAGAAGGTGCTGAAGGATGGCAAGTTGAAATAGGGACAAAGGCAAATGTTTCTGGACCAACTGCGGCATGGGCAGGCGATGGCCTTGCAATGGCGTATTTTATGAAGACATTTGTCGATCCAACACGCTGATATATGTAATTGGATAAATAACAATAGTAAAGAATTGATGGAGCTAAAATGGCAGAATTTAAACTAGGTAGAATTAGATTTGTATGGCAAGGTGACTGGGTTGCTAGTACAACATATGTTGCAGACGATGTTATTAGTTTCGGCGGTAAATCGTATATATGTGTTAAAAACCATACTTCTTCTACGGAATTCAACACAGATTTCACTGATGTAATTCCAAAATGGGAAATTGTTTCCGACGGAACAAGCTGGCAAGGTGATTGGGAGCCAGAAGTAGAATATGCTCCAGGTGACGTTGTCAAGTACGGTGCAAACGTTTATATTTGTGAAAATGGACACGTATCTGCAACTTTTGATTCTCCTACATTTTTAGGCCTAGAAGAAAACTTAGCTGACTGGACAGAATTTGCTACATCATTCGACTTTAAAGGTGATTGGGCAACTTCAACAAGATATAAACTTAGCGACTTAGTTCGTTACGGCGGCTATGTTTATGTATGTAACACTGCTCACGTATCAGCTGCAACATCAATCTTAGGTTTAGAAAATGACCAAGCCAACTGGACATTATTTAGCGACGGTATTGTTTACACAGGTGAATGGGTAACTGCTACTAGATACCGCATTAACGATCTTATCAAGTACGGTGGTAACATTTGGATTGCTACTACTGCACATACATCATCTAACTTTGAAGCAGATGAATCAAATTGGGAAGCATTTGTTGAAGGATTCCAGTTCGAAGATTCATGGAACAATATATCTAACTATCAAATAGGTGACACTGTTACTTATGGTGGTTATGTTTATGTTGCTAAAACAAATAACACAAACAGTCAACCTACTTCTAATCCAGATGATTGGGATGTATTTACAACTGGATTTAGTTTCCAAGGTGATTGGACCGTCTTATCTAGTTACAAAGTAGGCGACGTAGTTCGCTTAGGCGGATCAACTTATGTTGCACTTACTGACAATACAGGTAATGAGCCACCAGATGCTACATACTGGAGCAGATTAAACAGCGGTATTAATTGGACATATAGCACAGAAACATTCTTACAAGTACAAGGTAGTAACGTTGTAGGTTCAGGTTCTGGTGCTAGGTTTGACGTTGTTAAATCAAAATCAGTTTACACTATTACGGTGTCAACAGGATTTGCAGGAACTGGCTATGCTACAAACGATGTTATTAAACTACTTGGCTCGTCAATTGGCGGCACAAGTCCAGCAAACGATGCAGAAGTTACTGTTACTGGTGTAAGCGGCGGTACAGTTACTAGTGTTTCTTGGACAGGTTATTCGTCTACTTGGAAAACTGGTACTGACTATCATGTAGGCGATGTTGTAATATACGGAGCAAGTAGTTTTATTGCTGTAACAAAGCATACAGCAGCAACAGGAAATCGTCCAGACAATGATTTAACAGCAGACTACTGGAACCTACTAACATTAGGTTCAGAAGCACTATCATTAACTACAGAAGGCGACTTAGTTTACTACGGTGAGAACGGTCCTACAAGATTGCCAATTGGTGTCGATGGACAGATTCTACGTGCAACTGATGGCTTCCCAGCTTGGGCAAACTACGGTCTAATCGACAACGTTGTTTATGTTGGACCATTAGGTGCTAATGAACCTGCACCAGCTTCAGGCTTAACAGTTGACAAACCTTGGGCAAGTGTACGTTATGCACTAGAGCAAGTACGTGACGGATATTTAAATCCGCAAGCAAAGCATATTTTACAAAATAACAAAGAATTCTTAATGAAGGAAGTAACTAACTGGATTAGTTACAATTACAGAGTTAACATTACCGCAGCTACATCTGGAACACAGGTCTTTACAACAACATCAACTGCTAACTTAGATCCAGGAATGCCGATTGTATTCAATGGCACTTTGGGCGGCGTTACAGCAGGAACAATCTATTATGTTGAATCTGCTGTGTCTGACACTGAGTTTAGAATCAGTGACGTTCAGAACAGCGGTATTCCTCGTGTGTTAACAAACGGAACTGGAACTATGCAAGGTAATCTTGCATATGACACAGTTAAATGTGAGAGAGATACAGGTTACATAGTTGACGCTTTAATTTATGATATTTCAAGAGGCGGCACATTAAAAACTGTAACAGCAGCTAAGTCGTATTTCACTCCTGCAGGTAACGAATATATTAATGGTACTTTCGGATCTCAAGCACTGCAAACAGTACAAGCATACACATATCTAAAAAGTATAGTAGCATCAGTACTGTCAAATGAGCAACCACTTAGCTACCAATCTTTAAACGGTGTTGCACTTGAAGATAGATCTGTACAAATCATCGACTTTACATTAGAAGCTGAAGCAACTGGAATTTCTAAAGCAGCTAATCTTATTGATATTATTACAACTGGTATTAGTGCAGGTTCTGCAACAGCTATACCTACTGTAACAAATCCAAATACAACAGTGTTTATTAAAACTGGTACTTACAATGAAATACTTCCAATTATTGTACCAGAATACACTGCAATCGTTGGTGACGAATTACGTACTTCTGTAATACAGCCTGCTCCGGCAGTTCCGTTACTTGTTAATGATAAATCTAAAACTACAAGTGCTTTGAACAGAATTAAAGATTTAATTCCTGATCTAATGCAAAATATTGCAATTGCTCCAACATCAGGAAACACTGCTTCTCAAGCGTATATTAACGGTTATGGCGGTACAACAACTTCAACTAACAGACTAAACACTGGCATTGAATTAATATCAGATATTCTTGAAAATGGTATATCTGTTGCAAATGCTTACGAAGTATCTAATCCTACACCGACAAGCGGAACTGGTAATGCCAGTGACAGTGGCTACGCAAATGCAGTAACACAGTTAACAGCTAACAAGGCATTTTTACAAGCAGAAATTACAGCTTGGATTGCAGATCAAGTATTAAATGAAACTGCACCATTTACATCGGCATTTACTTACGATGCAGTAGCATGTGCTAGAGATACTGGTTACATTATTGATGCAATCATTTACGATTTAACATACGGCGGAAATTTAGAAACTACTGTAGCTGCAAGAGCTTATTTTGTAGAAGGTAGTCCTGTTTACGGCGCTGGCGAAAAAGACGAAACACTTGCTGCTTATGCACGTTTGAAAACTATTGTAGGCGAAGTTATTCTTGAAACTGATGTTGTATTAAGTCCAGATAATGGCGAATTACAAAATAAAGATAATGATGCAGGCAGCGCAGGCGCAGCATCGAAAGCAGAAGCATTAGTACAAGAAGTTTATGACACCATTGATACAGACGGTACACTTGCTTCTGAAGTTGCTGCTGACATTACATGGGTGCCTACTACATTGACTACAGTTAATACAGCAATCGTAGCTGCAAAAGCAACAATTCAAGCAGGCGCAATTAGTTGGATTAATGAAAATTATCCAGACTTAACATACGATGAAGCTAAGTGTTCACGTGATTTAGGATATATTATTGACGCACTACGTTACGACATTATGTTCGGTAGTGACTTCCGTTCACTCAAAGCAGGTATGGCATATCGTAGAGGCATTGCTTCTACAGGAATAGTTCTTGACAGCCAGCTAGAACCTACTATCGGTTCTATTGATTATGTTAGAGAGCAAATCAAAGCTATTACTACAGGTACTACTAAAGTAGCTGAAAGTACTGCACTTATCGCTGATATCTTAGAAAATGGATCTGGTTCAATACCGACAAGTTTTGTAATTCCTGATCCAACAGGATATGATACTGGATTCTTTAATGCAAGACGTTTAATTAAATTAAACAAAGATTTCCTAGTTGCAGAAGTTGAAGCATACATGACTGACAACTACAATGCATTATGGATTAGCTTAGATTCAGATCAGAAAGCATCATGCTTACGTGACATGGAATACATTCTAGATGCACTTGAGTATGACTTAACATATCGTGGTAACTTAGAAACTATTGTTGCTGCTAGAGCTTACTATGTTGATGGAGTATTCCAAGAACCAAGCGATCAAAAGACTGCTGCACTAGCTGTACAAGCACGTTTAGCAGACATCATTGATAACATTGCTATCGGTAACACTGCTGGTTGGACAAAGTCATCAAGCAACGCAGCAACGCAAGACATTACTGGAACAGCAGGTAGTGCAGGCGCAGCAGCATTTGCTCAAGATCGCATTAACGAAATTTATAATACAATTGATACAGGTGATACACCTGCATTAATTAGTCCGTCGCTAACATGGGTTGATAGTGCATTGGTAGATCTAAAATCTGTAATCGATGCTAGACGTTCTGTTATACAACAGGGTGCAATTGATTACATTAACTTTATCTATCCAGACTTAACTTACGATGAAGCTAAGTGTGCAAGAGACGTTGGCTACATTGTTGACGCAATTGCATATGACGTACTATTTGGTAGTGATTTCCGTAGTGCAAAAGCAGGTATGGCATACCGTAGAGGTATTACATCAACGGAATATGTCATTGACAATCAATTAGCAGCAACATTAAGTACTATTAGCTTTATTGATGAAGCACTTACACAGCTTACGGAAGGCTCAACAAGTGAAGTTGGTACAACAACAGCAGCACTTGCAGTAGCATCAAAAGCAGAAACAATTAAAACAGTTGTTCAAAGTGGATTAACTGCTGTTCCGGCTTATGTGTTGCCGACTCCGACAAATTATAACACTGCTAACCTAGTAGATACTGCATATGCAACTACTAGCAACACAACTGGTGTTACTACTACATACGGTAATGCAGCTGATCAATTAGCAGTAAACAGTGCGTTTATTCAATTAGAAGTACGCAAGTGGTTAGAAGATAGCAATAACGGTTTTGATACATTCTGGGCTACACTAGGCGCAGACGCACAAGATAAGTGTATCCGCGATGTTGGTTACATTATTGATGCTATCCGCTACGATCTAACATACGGTGGTAACACACAGTCGTTAATTGCAGGTAGTGCATACTACTCAAACTTTGTATTAACAATTGGTGCCAACGAACTTCCAGCAACACTAGGTGCATACGATAGAATGCGCGATGTTATTGGTTGGGTTATTGCAGAAGACACAGGTTCATGGACTAAGTCACCTGGCAATACTTTAACACAAGATGTTAGTGGAACTGCTGGTAATGCAGCATCTATTGAATTTGCTGAAGATCGTGTTGACGATGTATTAGATTGGATTAACAACGGTGAGCCAAATGCTACTATTGAAATTGCAACTGATTGGGCTGGCCTTGAAGTTAAAACATCTTATGATGCATTAGTTTCACGTAGATATGAAATTATTGAAGATACAGTTTACTGGGTAGAGAAGAACTGGCAGAAACTACAATACAATCAAGAAACTTGTCGTAGAGACACCGGTCTAATGACTGATGCAGTAATACGTGACATGTTAACTGGTTCAAACTTTGCTTCAATTAAAGCAGGAATGGCATACTACAGAATACTTGCATCAACTGCAATTGTTACAAACAACCAGTTAGATGCATCAGTAGGTGCTGTTAACTTCTTGAAACAAAAAGTTAAACACATAGCAGCAACAACAGCGTCTGCACATGCAGAACTTATTATTAATGACATTACAGCATACATTGACGGCGGTAAGAAACCTACACTTAGAATTAAAGCGTTATCAACAGTTGACGAAAATGATGCTGCGGCTGCTATAACTATTTGGGATAACAAAGAGTTTATACAAGCAGAAGTTCTTGCATTTATTGCAGCTGAATATCCATTAGTAGAATTTAGTCAAGAAAAATGTATTCGTGACGTAGGACTATTAATCGATGCATTACGTTACGACTTAGTATACGGCGGAACTTCTGCAACTCAAGAAGCAGCAATGGCATACTACGTAGGCACAACGTTACAAATTGACGAAAACGATAAAGTTGCAACAATCGCAGCCTACGAATGGGTTAAATTCTTAGCAAGTGATTTAGCAATAAACCAAGTAGGAAGTCCTTATGCAATTCAAACTGAAGTAACACCTGTATTTAGAGACGAAAATGTACAAATTATTGGTGATGCTAACTCAGCATTAAGAGTCGTAGCACTAATGGATTATGCTATTGCACTTATTAATGACGGTGTTTCAGCATTTGACACAGTTACAATTGTTGACGTAACATCTAATGTATTAACGTCAGATGCAGAACATAACTTTAAAATAGGCGATGAAGTATCATCAGTGAGCGGATTTGATACAGTCACAGGCGGTCAAATTTATTATATTAAGAGTGTTCCAAATACTACTACTTTTACAATATCAGAAACATTTAATGGTACAACACATGTACTATCAGATAGTACTAGTACAGAAACACTAATAGTTAATAAAAGTAATCCAGATATTAGTAGTGTTAATGCTGTCATTAAGCAACAAAATCTCAACTTATCAGGATCTAAGGAAATTATTAAAACTGCTATTACTCAATATATTGCAGATAATTATCCAACACTAGTGTACGACGAAGATAAGTGTGCAAGAGACGTTGGCTACATTGTTGATGCTATTGGTTACGATATGATGGTCGATAGTAACTATCGCACAATTGCAGCAGCAAGTGCATATTATCGCGGTGCGCAAGCAGATCTAGTACTAGGTGCTCAGAAAACTGCAACTGTACAATCATACAGAGAACTTAAAAATAAAATAGCATCATACATTACCGCTTCTCCAACAGCAGTAAAACGAGCAAATAGCTTAATGGATATTATCATTAATATGCTTGACAAAGGTGTTAATGAAACTCCGGAAACTACTGGCACTATTGCCTACTACAACAACGTTGAAGTTGCAAAAGGTGTTGAAATTCTTAAAGCTAACAAAAATTTCTTAGCAAATGAAGCAACTGCTTGGGTAACACAAACATTTAGTAATACAGTTACAGCAGTGTCAAATGGTAATAACGCAGTTCAAACATCAACGGCACATAATTTAGCAGTTAATGATCCTGTAGTGTTTAGTGATACAATTGATGAATTGACTCCGGGCATTACTTATTATGTAAAGGCGATATTAGCACCTGAGCAATTCACTGTAAGCACAACTATTGGTGGCACAGAAGTAACTATTGTAACAGGCGGAGTAACAGAAGCTACAGTTACATACTCGTTTGATCCTGTTGCATGCCGTAGAGACATGATTCGTTATGTTGAAGCTGTAGCACATGATCTACAGTATCCAGGAAACCACCATGCATTAAGAGCTGCAATATTGTACTTGAATGCAGTAGAAGGTTCAGAGCGCTCAGACATGTTCTATGTACGTAACTCAACTGGTGTTCGTAATATGACACTAAGCGGTCTAAGAGGAAACTTAACTGAACTTAATGAGTTTGGTACAAGACGTCCAACAGCAGGTGCATATGTATCGCTTGATCCAGGATTTGGTCCATGGGATACAGAAGCATGGATTACTAATAAATCTCCATACATTCAGAACGTAACTAACTTTGGTGTTGGTTGTGTTGGTAACAAGATTGATGGTGCATTACACGCTGGCGGCAACAGATCAACAGTTAGCAACGACTTTACACAAGTACTATCAGATGGTATCGGTGTATGGTGTAGCGGTAATAACTCACTAACAGAACTTGTGTCTGTGTTCGCATACTACAACTATTCAGGATACTTAGCCGACTTAGGTGGACGTATTCGTGCTACAAACGGTAACAGTTCATATGGTACATATGGTACGATTGCTGAAGGCACAGATACCGGTGAAGTTCCATTGTACTGTGAAGTTGATAACTTGTCACAAGAAGCATACATATCAGAAGTTATTACTGATGGTGATCAACAAGTATTCCGCTTCGAATTTGATAACGCTGGTCGCGATTACACTAACGCACAATATGCAATTAGTGGATCAGGCTTTAACGCAACAACTATTGCTGATGAAACACGTGACGGTGCAATATTTGAAACACGCTTAATTGACTTAGATGACGGTAACGAGACAGGTGGTGCAGATTATGTAACTGCTAAAAACGTTGCACAGGGCGGTGACTTAATTAGTGCTACTATTGCTGCTACTGATACAGCATTGCTTGGGGCATACAACGGTATGCGCATTCAGATTACAGCAGGTACTGGCGTAGGACAATATGGTAACATTTTAACATATAACAACGGTCTTAAAGTTGCTAAAGTTTATAAAGACAGCTTTGAAAACTTAACAGTTACTAACACTACAGTTACTACAAATGTATTAACAGTTGCAAGCACAGCATCATTGTATGTTGATATGCCAATTTATCTAAGCGATGACATTGGTGGATTAACTGCTGCTAATGATTACTATGTAACTGCTATAACAAGTGGAACACAGTTTACAGTTAGCGACGAAGAAGGCGGAGCAGATGTAACGCTGTCAACTGCTACAGGTAGTGTAACACTATATGCTGCGGGATGGGATCATGTTATTCCAGGAACTCCAATTGCTGCTGGTCTAGATCTAACATCTGGCTACACAATTGAGCCTCGCATTAAGTTTACAGGTCCAGGCTATGTTGCTACAGCAACAACTACAAGTGGTACAGAATCAATTAGAGCTGCATCATATGCTGATGGACACTTTGTTGCTCTACAGAATGGCGGAACAGCTACTTATGCATCTGCTGATGGCAAAACTTGGACATCAAGTGGTGCATTAAGTACAAGTGCTAACTGGGCAGATGTTGCGTTTGGTGGCGGCACAGGAGCAACAGCTCGTGTTATTATTGGTGGATTAGGCGGATCAGGCGCAGTGCTTGAGGCCGAACTAGGAGAATTAAACAGCATTGGCTTACCAGGACCGACGCAGATTAAACAGATTAATGTTATTAATGGCGGTAAAGGTTTCTCAAGTGCTCCAACGATAACTATTACTCCAACATCAGGCGGCGGTGGCGCAAGTGCAGTATGTACAGTTCTTAATGGAGTGATTCAAGAAGTAATCATGACAAGTACAGGTGCTGGTTATGGCGCAGTTCCAACTATTACTGCTGAAACTGATAAAGTTACTGAAATCATTGTTGACTCGTTTGGTAATGGTTACAAAACTACACCTACTGTTACAATTAGTGGCGGAGGCGCATCAGAATCTGCAACAGCAACAGCAGTTATGGATAACGAAGGCGTAGCAAGTATCACTATTGATACAGTAGGCGCTGGATACACTAGTGTTCCTACTATTGAAATTATTGATGCAAGCGCCAAGTTTGTAGCTATTGCAAACGGTAGTACAAGTAACGCTAACATAACACTTGCTAATGCTAAGTCAGACAATACATGGAGTGCAGGAACTGCATTGCCAAACAGCAACTTTACTTCTGTAACTTATGGTGACGGAGTGTATGTTGCAGTAGGCGGCGCAGGCGGATCAGGAAGTGCTGCAACATCAACAGATGGCAGTGCTTGGGTTTCAAGAACTAACATTACATTAAGTGCTGGTACATTTAGCGGTGTAGCATATGGCGCAGCTACTTATGTTGCAATCAACACAGGTGGCAATAAAGTAGCAAAAAGTGCTAACGGCATTACTTGGGCAGAAGGTGGTACATTACCATCCTCAAATACTTGGGCTAGTGTTGCATACGGAAATGGTAGATTTGTTGCTATTGCAACAGGTAGCAGAGAAGTTGCAGTTAGTTACGACAAAGGTGCAACTTGGGTTGCATCACCAGCAGGATTACCAACAGCAGGCAACTGGTCTAAAGTTAAATATGGACAAGGTTTGTTCATAGCAGTAGCCGAAGGTACTGCGGTGTGTGCAACAAGTACAGACGGTATTACATGGAATGAACAAGCACTTGGTTCAAGCGCAGCGTGGAACGGGCTAGTGTTTGGTAATCCAAATAGCAAGCCAATCTGGGCAGCATTTACTAATGCAGCAAATAATGTTGTTAACTATGTTGAAACTGGTGCTAAAGCATTAGGTAGACTAGTAGAAACTGATGGTTCTATTATTTCGACTAGAATGGTTGAACCTGGTTCAGGTTATCCAAACGGAACAGTAGTAAGTACTACTAGTGCGAACACAATCACTTTAGATTCAACAGCACGTTTAGTACAGAATCAACCAATTACATTTACTAATGTTACTGATTCAGGATTAGTAAATGAAACACCATACTATATTAACACTATACCAAGTGGAACAACTATTACTGTAAGTCTAATTGCAGGTAGTGGCACACCGGTTGCTATTGAAACTACTACATTAACTGGAGCAACATTTAAAGCAGGGCCGATTGCAACTATTACTGATCCTAACTCAACTATTGATGCTCCGGTTCATGCAAGACAAGGCAATGGCGCACTTGCTAACCCAAGCTTCACTAACAGAGGTTCAGGTTATCAAACAGCAACAGTTGAAGTAGCAGGCGATGGCTATTCAGACTTGTTCCAGGCAAGTACATTTATTGCTGTACGCGGATTGTTTGACTTACCGATACCTGGTTCAAACATTGTGTTTGCAAGCAAAACTGGTACTTGGTACAAACTAGTAGCAGTGAGCGGCATACTTGGAAGTCAAGGCAACTATAATGCAACTTTCCAAATTAGTCCTGCATTAACTATACTTGATGCACCTCTAGACGGTACATTAGTTACTACAACTAATAAGTACTCGCAAGTACGTCTAACAGGACATGACTTCTTGTACATTGGTACTGGTAACCAAGCTGATACTAACTATCCGTATGTTGATATTACTACAGCTAACCAAGATGTGCAACAGCTATCAAGTGGTGGCGGACGAGTGTTCTTTACAAGTACTGACCAAGACGGTAACTTTAACGTTGGTGGATTGTTCGGTGTTCAACAGAGTACTGGTACAGCGACATTGGATGCAGATGCGTTTAACTTAGCAGGTCTACAATCGTTGCAGCTTAACGGTATTGGACTTGGTATTGGTTCAGCTGTTATTACTCAGTTCAGTACAGATCCATTCTTTACTGCAAATAGTGATAACATTGTTCCAACGCAACGTGCGATTAAATCGTACATTACTGCACAGATTGGTGGCGGTCAGTCTAGTTTGAACGTTAACACACTAACTTCAGGTGTTGTGTTTATTGCAAACGATGAAATAACAACTACCAACGGCGGACAGCTAAATATTAAAGCGAAGATGAACTTTACAGGTGGAATTGATGGTGCTCCAGTTGCACTAGGATTCTTCTTAGCAAGATAACAACGGAGAAAACAAATGGCAACAGGAAGACTAGGTAACGTAGATATACCTGCAACAACAAATACTACAGCGTATACAGTTCCAGTAGGAACCTACGCTGTGGCAAATATCTCACTAACAAACAGGAATACAACTTCGGTAAATATACGTGTAGCAATGGCAACAACTGCTACGCCCACCGATCAAGAATGGATTGAGTACAACACTGTATTAATTCCAAATGGTGTATTTGAGCGTACAGGTTTAGTAATGCAGGGCGGATTAAACTTAGTTGTGTATTCAACACAAGCGAACGTTGGGTGTACTGTATACGGCATTGAAACATCAACTACATAAGGGATTAGAAGAATATGGCACGTTATAATACAGCACCTCAAACATTAGAAGTTACGGGTGCGCAGACATTTACTTACGCATTTACCGGAGGAATAATTTCCTTAACTGGTACCCCGGGCTATACTGTAACGCTTGTTAGTCCAGTATTCTTCCCCGGTAGTAAGCAAACATTTTACAATGCAACTGCTGGTAGTATTACACTAGAAACAGCAGCAGGACAAATTATTGGTAACGGTGTTACAATTGGCGTTAGCATTGAGATTCCAACTAACTCTACTTATACTTTAACTTCGGATGGCACTAACTATGTTTTAACAAGTGCATTGTCGGGTCCTACTACGTTTGAATTACCAGTAACATTTAATGATTTACTAAACGCAGATGGCAAAGTAGAACTTAATCCGTTAGATAACAATGTTGAAATCAAACCAACTGGGACAGGTTTAGTTGACATTAGTCCACAAAGTTCAGTATCGATCCAACCTGGTGCACAAGTTACTATTAGACCAACTGGCAATGCTAGCATTAGTTCAGCAAGCGGCACAGTTAGTGTAGGTGATGTAGGTAAGACTACAACTATGCTTGGTAATATTAGTGCAATATCAAATGCGCAAACAGTAACATTAAGTCCAACAGGAGCAGGCAGTAGCGTAACTATCGATCCAGCTGGCAATACTAGTATTGATGCAGGCGGAACATTAACTATTAGTTCTACTACACTTGGCACAATTAGTAACATGAGTATCGGTAGTACTAATCCTAGTACTGGTGCATTTACGTCAGTTACTGCTCCAACTATTACTGCTACAAGTTCTGGTGCATCAACAAGTACATCATCTGGTGCATTAATTGTAACAGGTGGATTAGGTGTAGGCGGCCGCATAAATGCATCAGACTTTACAGGAACAGTTGGTCAAAATACTCGTAATGCAGGTTTCTTTACAAGCATAGAAGCAAACAGTAGTGTAGGTTTTACAGCTAACACTGCATCAACTAACACTACAAGTGGTACACTTGTTGTAACAGGTGGATTGGGTGTAAGTGGCGCAATTTATGCAGGTAGTATTCAAAATACTCCAATTGGTAATACTTCACGTAATAGCGGTGCATTTACTACACTTGCATCAAACTCAACTGTAGACTTTACCGCAACAACAGAAGCAAGTAGCACAACAGTTGGTGCAGTTCAAATTGACGGTGGTGTTGCTGTTGCTAAACGTATATACGCTGGTGGCGGTTTCCAAGGTGCTGTAGGTAACGTTAGTGCAAACACTGGTGCATTTACAACACTAACTGCAAGTTCAACAGTTACACTAAGCCCGGGTGCAAACGTTACACTAAGTCCAACAGGATCAGGTACTGTAACACTATCACCAGCAGGTGGCGGCTCAATCAACAACATGAGCATTGGTGCTACAACTGCTTCTACTGGTAGATTTACATCAGGCACATTTACTAGTAACGTAAGCGTTAGCGGCACATTAAGTGCAAATGGTAACGTAACCTTAGGTAATGCTACATCTGATAGTCATACAGTTAACGGTAGTTTAACAATTTCAAGTGGATTTAATCACAACGTTACAGGGTATACTCAAATTGCCCGTGGTACTACAGCACAACGCGGAACTGGTGTAGACGGTGCTTTACGTTACAACACAGATATTGATTGTATTGAATTTAGTGACGGAACGTCATGGCGTGCAGCAGGACAAGGTTTCTACTACAGTGATGTAACATCAAACATAACAGCAGCTATTTGGAACTGTTACTTCGTTGATACTTCAGCAGCGGCAAGAACTATTACACTACCAGGTTCTTCAGGACTTATCAAAGGTGATACTATTAGATTCTTAGATTTAAGAAAAACATTTGATTCAAACGCACTAACTATTGCACGAAACGGTAATCCGATTCAAGGCGACGCGGCCAACTTAACAGTAAATACAGAGGGTGCTGCATTTGATCTTATATGGCACGGTACAACTTACGGATGGAGAATCTTCTCAGTCTAATGAAGGATACAATATAATATGGCATCATATTCAAGTTATAAACGAATTATATCAGACCAAGTCGATAACGGCATAGTATCTGAAGCAAAGCTATCTCCAGGTACAGGTTTACAATACGGAGTTACTTGGGTGTATAGCTCACGAGCATTTGCATGTCACCAGTGTGCAAACGCTGGTGGTTGTGTATGCCAAGCATGTGGAAGATGCTGTCTATGGACAGTGCCTGCAAATGTAACTCGTGCTACATTCGAAATTTGGTCAGGTGGAGGCGGCGGAGCAGGTCACACCTGTTGTAACTGCTGTTCGTTCTCAATTGGCGGAGCAGGTGGTAACTACGCAATTAAAACGATCGCTGTAACTCCAGGCTGGACATACACAGCATGTGCCGGCGGAAGCTGGCCCTGTTCAAAATCACATACTTGTAGTGCAGCTATGGGATGTCGTTCTTACGTAACAGGCAATAATCTAAGCAATTTCTGTGTAACAGGCGGTTGTGGTGGTTGGATGTGTAATGGTGATGCTTGGGGACCAAGACATCATACAAGCGGTTGTGCTAACTGTAATATTTGTGGAATATTTGGCGCAGATATGGGAATAATGGGTTCTGTCGGTGGCAGAATGGGACAAACCTCTTGTCGTTGTGCCGGTGTAACAAGTTTTAGCGGCACTGCACCATTCATTGGTAAGTGGGACGGTACTCAAAATACTGAAGCATGGTGTTCATGTGGTTGTTATGTGAATTGGCCAGCAGGCGGCGGTGCAAGCGGCGGCAGCAGCTATTGTGGTAATTACGCAAAATGTTGCGCAGGCGGCAGCGGCCAAGGCGGCAGCGGCTTAGTTAAAATAACGTATTATTAAGGGAAGAAATAGATAATGGCAACGTACGGAAGTTATAGAAAAATTAGCCAGACAATGATCCCGGATAATTCAATTGATCAGGTAAAATTACAAGCAGGCGCAGCAAATAAATCTGGTATATTATGGGTGTATAGCTCACGAGCATTTGCATGTCAAGAATGTTCTAATGCAGGCGGATGTGTATGCCAAGCATGTGGCAGGTGCTGTTTATTTACAGTTCCTACAGGTGTAACAAAACTTACGTTTGAAATTTGGTCAGGTGGGGGCGGCGGAGCAGGTCACACCTGTTGTAACTGCTGTTCGTTCTCAATTGGTGGTGCCGGAGGCAACTACGCAATTAAAACAATATCAACGAGTCCTGGTTGGACTTACTCAGTGTGTGCAGGGGGCTCGTGGCCTTGTTCAAAATCACATACATGTGTTGCTGGACAAGGATGTCGTTCTTACGTAACAGGATGTAACCTAAGCAATTTCTGTGTTACAGGTGGTTGTGGAGGCATTATGTGTAATGGTGATGCTTGGGGTGAAAGAACGTTGAACTCATGTGCTAACTGTAATATTTGTGGAATATTTGGTGCAGATTATGGAATAATGGGCACAACAGGAAGAAAATTAGGTCACGGTGGTTGTCACTGTAGAGGAGCAGACGGTAGCTTTACAGGAACAGCACCACTTATTGGAAAAATGCAACACACCGCAGCAACAGAAGCATGGTGTTCATGTGGTTGTTACGTAAACTGGCCAGCAGGTGGCGGAATGAGTGGCGTAAGCTCGTACTGTAATAACAATGCAAAATGTTGTGCAGGTGGCATAGGTCAAGGCGGAAGCGGAATAGTAAAAATTACTTATGCATAACAAGGAAAAAATAAATGGCAACGTATGACAGCTATAAACAGCTAAAAACAGACCAAATACCAGATAATTTTGTTAATTCGAATCAATTAGCAAATGGTGCAGGTGTTAGATATAACACTGTTTGGATATATAATAGTAGAATGATGCAATGTCACCAGTGTGCAAGCGCTGGAGGATGTTGTTGTCAATATTGCGGCGCATGCTGTTTATTTACTGTGCCATCAAAAGTATGTAGAGTTACTTTTGAAATTTGGTCAGGTGGGGGCGGCGGAGCAGGTCACACCTGTTGTAACTGCTGTTCGTTCTCAATTGGTGGCGCTGGAGGCAACTACGCCATTAGAACGATATCAACAAGCCCTGGATGTACATATACCGTGTGTGCTGGAGGAACTTGGCCTTGTAATAAATCGCATACTTGTAGTGCAGGTATGGGATGTCGTTCATACGTAAATGGACACAATCTAAGTAACTTCTGTGTTACTGGTGGTTGTGGCGGATGGATGTGTAATGGTGATGCTTGGGGACCAAGACATCATACACAGGGGTGTGCTAACTGTAATATTTGCGGAATGTTTGGCTCTGATTTTGGAATGATGGGTACTGTCGGAATGAAACCAGGTCACGGCGGGTGTCACTGTTGGAGGGTTATGCAATGGACAGGACAAGCTCCGATTATTGGATTATCAGGAGCAAGTGGCGCATCTGAATCTTGGTGTACTTGTGGTTGTTACGCAGCACCTCCAGGAACAGGTGGAACGAGTGGCCTAAGCTCATATTGTGGTAATAACGCAAAATGTTGTGCAGGCGGCCAGGGCGGCGGCTCAGGAATAGTAAGAATTACATATGCTTAAAGATAAACATAAATATAACTATGTTAAGGAGTTAAAAAATGCCAGAAGAAAATGAAGTAGTAATCTCAGAAGTTGAAATGTGTGAAACAACTTTCACTTATAAAATCCCTGACGATTTTAGAGAAAACACATTTGAAAAAGGTTATACTGATACATTCACTTATCGCGGCCCGCGTTACCTGACATTTGAAATTGACAAAGATACAGGTAAAGAAAGCGGATGGTGTTTGGTATATCCTGCAGAACTCGAGAGGCCTACTCCTCTTAATGTTGAAAGAGTTTGCATCGATTGTTCACTTGAAGAAAACGGTCTACTATGTGAAATAGCTAATGATCAGGGAGATTCGACGCAAGTTGAGTTTAGAGCAAACCGTACTTGGGTTCCGTACTTCACAAGCCCGGAAGGATATCTAAATATTGAAAAACCAACAGAATATGAACCTCGTGACGTATATGATGAATTTAACATTACATACGACTTTGATACTAAAGAGTTCCATGTTCCAGTACATGATTGGGCTACAGACATTAAAATAGATATGACATGGGACGACATTAAAAAAGTACGTAACAAAGCACTTGCAGATACTGATGGTGCGTTTTCAGACGATATGCCTGAAGAATTAAAAAATAGATGGAAAACATACAGACAGTTGTTAAGAGACTTGCCAACTGCATTAGCAGAGTTCCCTCCGTATATTGCAGCACAAATGTTCCCTACAATGCCTGTGGATGATCCTGAAGTATAATCTTATACTGCTATAAATAAAAGGAGGGCTCCGCTCTCCTTTTTTAACGAATGTACATCCTATATTCCATAAATACTCAATAAGTAGAGTTGGATAGTACATGAAAAAATATTTTATAGACGAAATAGAAACGTTTGCAGTTAATGAAGATTTAAAAGTAAATGTTGAAACATTTGGTCCAAATGAAACTAAAGTTGTTACTGTAGATAACTTTTATAAAAATCCAGACCAAGTTAGAGATTTAGCATTAAGAATTCCGCCGTCTATAAATGAAAGAATTCGCACAAGGTTACCTGGTCCCAGGATAAATGCATTTTACTTAATGGATCATATGGGACCTATATTTGACAATATACTACAAACAGTATATCCAGAACAACATTTTCAATTTCCTCCTAATCATATTAACGATGTGTTTCGTGATTCTACATTTATTGTTAATATTATGCATACCAAATTTTTAGAGCCGCGCCCGCCGCACATAGATTGCCCATATCCTACAGCATTTGCAGCAATGGTATTTTTAAATACTCCGGAAGAATGTAAAGGTGGAACAGGATTTTATTCATTTGATGGGCAAACAGGCGGAACTGAATTTGGCTTATATAAAGCTGATAACGGGAAACCTACCGACATATATGTAAATGGTGATATGGGTGATTGGAAAATGCATCACATGACAGAAATGAAATATAATCGAATGGTTATATATCAAGCAAACATTTATCATGCAGCATACATAACTGATGACATGTATAATGACGATGTTTATAGATTAAATCAAATGTTTTTTATATAGGTCAGTGTATGACTCGATTATTCACATTTGGATGTAGTTTCACTAAGTACAATTGGCCTACTTGGGCAGACTTTATTAATATAGGATGGGATCAATATTATAATTGGGGACATCCGGGTATAGGCAATCGTGCAATTGCTGAAAGAATAGCTGAAGCACATGCATTATATAAATTTACTAAAGATGATCTTGTTATTGTACAATGGTCGAGTTATGTGCGTCACGATTATGCACGGCCTGATATTCCGTCAGCTGATTGTACAATGTGGAAAACTCGTGGTAACATATTTTCTTCCTGGAATTCAAAAGTGTTTGATAAAAAATGGATCAATACCTTCTGGAACGAACCTGCCTACTATATACATACATTGAATAATGTTATTTTAGTACAAGAACTATTAAAAGGTATCGGTTGCTATTGGTTTATGACAGCATCAACTGATTTACAAGATTATCGATTAAAAGTAGGGCATTTAGACGAAAATTCTGATACAGATAATAGTATAAGTCTATGGGATATGGATCCTACATTAACTCCTTATAAAGAACGAATTTGGGAAGATAACAACGAACATTGGTTTCCTCCTATCTTAACAGAAAAATGGAACAGCCCTGATTTAAATTGGCAGTTTGACATAGACAAACAAGATTTGTCTGCATTAGATTATTTTAAAACATCTGACACTACGTATACTGAACCGCATCTAACATCATTACAGTATCATAATTACTTAAAAAATAACGGGATATACGAATTATTTAATATAGATGAAAAGTATATAAACAATAATGAAAGTATAGCATTATATGTAGAAGATTTAAAAGAAGAAGCAGGAACTGATATGCAATGTTTTTTTAATCTACTAACTGCAAATGATGTAATCGGTGTTAACAATTTATTAAGAGGACGATAATTTACATGGCAGAACCAGCACAAATATTTTCATCATTATTGTTTAGGTCTTTTTTTACTATCGAAAATAATACTCGAGATGCTATAATTAACAAATTAAAAAGCAAAAAAGATATTTCATTAATGGAAAATGCACCATTAGGAAATTATACTGATTTTTATAACGATAACAATATAATAGACGATCCTCTATTAAAAGATGTAAAAGATTTTATTTTAACTGAAGTGAATTCTGTCAATAACTTTGCTGGATTTTTAGAACCAATTAACTATCTAAATTCTTGGTTTAGTATTATAGAAAAGTACGGATATCACGAAGCACATACGCATCCTGATTGTTTGTGGAGTGCCGTATATTATCTACAAGCAGAACATACTGATGCACCTATATGTTTTTTAAATAAAAATATTATCGATACAGGTTGGGGCATGGGAGTTAAATCTATTAAAACTGAGTTTAATTCTAATCAAGTTAGTGTACAACCAGAAACAGGAATGCTATTAATATTTCCAAGTTATCTTTTGCATAAAGTTGATCAACAAAAAACTGATAATGAACGAATAATGATAGCAATGAATTTTAGCAATAAACATCAAGGAGAATAAAATGGGACCAGAAGGCAGCAATTTAAAAATATCAGAAAATGGTCAAGATTTTTTTGCACTTGATCGTAGTGCATATACAGAAAATGGTTTTTTTGTAGATATCGGAGCATCAGATGGTATTACAGCAAGTAATACATTTATCTTAGAAAAATTTTACAAATGGAGAGGTATTTGTGTAGATCCAAATCCTGCATTTCAGCAAAGCCTAATGAACTGTAGAGATAACTTTGTTAGTACATTGTGCGTATACAACGAGACTGGTAAAATATTACCTTTTAAGTTTTGTGTAGATGAAAACCAATTTTACGGATGGAATTTTAGATCAGGATTAGAAAAGCATCTTGGCACTATTGATACAGATATTGATAAAAGTTTTATGACTATTAATGTATTGTCTATTACTTTAAATGATTTATTAGCGTTATATCAAGCCCCTACAGACATAAACTATATTAGTATTGACACCGAAGGCAGCGAATACGAAATATTAAAAACATTTGATTTTAAAAAATATAATGTAAAATGTTTTACAATTGAACACGAATTTACCAGTAATCGTCAATTGATTCACGATTTAATGATTAAAAACGGATACAACCTTTTTACAGATTTTAATACTGAAAACGAAGACTGGTATTTTAAAAGTTAGGCCAAGTACGCATAGTCCGTAATACTTCTAACATTGTTTTATGCGGTATAGTAGTATACGGTGCGTTTGCGTTTTCAGTAATAGTATGCTCTGCTTCTAACTGTTTGTCATACGGCACTCGCATTTTATATTCATGTGCAATATTATTAATGTCGAATAACCCTAAACCGTGCATTATTAAAATATAGTGGAAATGACTAAACAATATTTTGTCAGTAACTTTAGAAAAATCTTTTTCAGAAGGAAGTGTGTTTTTCCATTTACTAAGATTTGAAGTCAGTGAATCTGGTAATTCAGTTTCTGATACAGCTTTCCAAAAATCTGTATCAGTTCGATTTCCTAAATAATGTAAAATAACAAAATCTCTTATATTTGTTAATATGTCATTGCAATCTGCATTATAATCTTTTATGCTGGTATCGTTGTAATTTATAAGATGTTCAGTTAACAAAAATGCTTGTTGTATTGAGGTTCCGATAGAGCTTGCTTCTAACGGTTCTACAAAACTTGCACTAAGTCCGATTGCAACACAATTTTTAATCCATGTATCTTTCAATGCTCCTGGATCAAAATTTATGTGTTTACTAATTTCTATTTCTCGACCAAAATATTTGTTAACTTCGGCATGTGCTTCGTCTGCTGTGATAAAGTCACTATCAAATATATAACCGTTTCCGTATCGTCCCCACACTGGCAATCTAAACATCCACCCAGCATCCATTCCTTGTGCAAGTGTCCACAAAGGTATTTCTTCATCTTTTTCAAATTCAATTGGAAAAACTATTGCAGATTTCATTTTTAAGTATTTAGAATATGACTCCCATTCACACCCTAACTCGTTCATTAATACTCGGCGAAACCCAGTACAATCAATAAAAAAATCTGATTCGTATAATTGTTGTTTGCCTTCTAAACTAACAATTCCATTTTCGTTTGAATTAACATTAATAATTTCGTCGTCAATGATGTTTATATTATAATCATTACTTAAATTTTCTAAGAATGTATTAAGTTTATTTGTATTAAAATGATATTGTTGTACTTGAGTAGATTCTTGTCCTAAGAACCATACATTTGCTCTACTGTGCCAAGCAAGCGGACTTGCTAACTCTTTTGGACTTTTATTTTGACTAATTTGATGTCCGTACATATAAGGATAGCCATTGTGAGTAATATTAAATCCATCACCGATACTTTGTAAGTAATCTTCGCCGCCCCAATTTTTAAACATAATTCCTGACTTAAAGGTAGCATCTGTTTCTTGTATAAGAGTACGTGCGTTAATATTCATAAATTCCATAAACTCAGACCAGTGTTCTGTTGATCCTTCACCGACACCGATTATACCGATATCAGATGATCGTATAACTGTTACATTAATTTCTGGAAATGACTTCTTTAGTATGAGTGCAGATACTAATCCAGCTGTACCGCCTCCGAGTACTGTTATACTGTTTATATGTTTATTCATACTGATATTTATAAGAAGCCATATCTATACAGTGTAAACCCGATACCTTATAAATAATTTTGAAAATGCTTGCTCTATACATCTAATAGTGTTATAATGAATAAAATTAAGGAGTTCTAATGTCAAGACCAAAGGCGTATTTTATAAACGGAGGTGCAGGCCGCGTTATCAGTTCAATTCCTGCATTTGAAAAACTTGCAGAAACTGATGAAGATTTTATTATTGTATGCGAAGGCGGCATGGACTTTTACAAAGGACATCCTACACTGCATAATCGTGCATACGATAATTGGCACAAAGGACTGTTTCAAGAACACTTAAAACATCGTGATATTGTAAGCCCAGAACCATATCGTGTTTGGGAGTATTATAATCAAAAATGTAATCTTGCTCAAGCATTTGACATTGCTATTAACAATAAAGGTGTAAGAGAATTACAAGACCCTAAAATTGTTTTAAATCAAATAGAGATGGTATCAGGTTTTAACATTGTACAAGAAGTACGTGCAAAGACTGGTTTTGATAAAGTATTAGTAGTACAGCCGTTTGGTCGCGGAATTCAAAATATGGGAGAAATGACAATTGATCCTACTGCTCGAAGCATGCATTTAAACAGTGTTATTAATATAGTAAACGATCTTAAAAAAGAATATGCAATTATTTTAATGAGCGAATTTCCTGTAGCATTTGAAGAAAAAGATACTGGAAAGTTTCCTGTAGCAATGCCTCAGATTCCAGATCTACGTGTATGGTCGAGTGTTATAGATTGTTCAGATCACTTTTTAGGAGTAGACAGTGTCGGTCAACATATTGCAAAGAGCTTAGGAAAAACAGCAACGGTGATTACAGGATCTACGTTCCCTGTCAATATTAGCTACCCTGGTTCGGATACATTTGATATCATTGACATTGGTGAAGGAAAACGTGTATATGATCCTATTCGTCTTACTATGGAAGATGAAGTTAATAGAGCAAATGATGCTGTAATGGATATGAATAAAGAACAAACACAAGCAGTATTGCATAGTGTAAGAAAACGCTTAGGAAGATCTACAAAATTTACTGGACAGTATGTTCCTCCTAACGAAGAAGACAATAGTTGCTGCTCAGTATAATATGAATTATTTGTCTGAAATATACAGTTCGTTTGCATTAGATTTGCATTACAATGACTACAGACATATATTAGATTGTTTTTCATTAAATGAAAATAGTCATAGAGACAGCGGCGGATCAACAGTTTATTATAAAGACGAATTTAAATACCCTTACGAAATTGATACTAATAACAATTATATTAATTTTGTAAAACAGTCATTAACTGTATATCCTTTCCTACAAGATGTAGAGTTTTCTAAGGCGTGGTGGGTAGATTATCCACTACACTCTTATAACGGATTTCATTCGCACAATCCAGGACCTCAACTAACTTCTGTACTTTTTCTAACAACATCAGAAGTTGATGATTATAATCCGCATGAAGGATTTTTATATTCTTTAAATAATGGCGATTATAATGAGTATCGTCCAGTTGCTGGAAATCTTCATATATTTGATGGCACTGTGTGGCACGGAACATATCCAACATTACAGCCGAGAAAAGTGTTTGTGTGTGATTTTACATATAGGTTAGCAGTATGAATATAGATTTACCTTTTTTTGATCAAACTAATTTTCATTGGATAACTGAAACATATTATCCAGAATATGAAAGATTTTTAAATTTATATAATAAAGATGTGTCTTGTCAGCATCATTTAGAACGTGGTGGATCAACAATGTTTTATAAATGGGATTACGGATACCCCACTGAAGTTGATCCTGCCAAAGATTACCTTACCTTTCTAAGAAATAGTGTAAGTACTACATTACAAGATGCAACATATGCAAGTAGTTGGTGGATTGATTATCCGCCAGGATCGTATTCTGTGGCACATCAACATATACAAAGTCGTAGATTTAGTGCAATATTATTTTTATCAGATTATGAATGGATTAGAAAATGGCCACATGCTGGAAATTTATATTCTATGTCGAATGCGATTGGATATAAAGAATGGGAACCAAAAGCAGGCAATGTAATAATAATGGACGGCGGGATACATCACGGATCTTATCCTGCAATTAACGAACGTAAAGTTTTTGTAATAGATTTTGAATATAATTAGGAGATAATATGGCACAGTGGATAGCAGCAATAGCAAGGGGCCATAATTCAGGCGTTTGCTTATTAAAAGATGGCGAAATTGTTTTTGCAATCGAAGAAGAACGATTAAGTAGACATAAGTACGACGGCGGCCCTTACGCATCAATGCTTAAAATATTAGATTACACTGATAAATTAGATTACTTGTTTATCGCACATACACAGCCTTTAAAAGAAACAGCAGGAACTGTTGATTTTACAGGTGACGATGTTTATACAGGATTAGCTCGTAAGTTGGGATTAATTTCTCGAACAGAAGATCCATATAATCATCCACAAGTAATTGATTTAGCACACATGCATCATAAACTTCATGCAGCATGTGCATTTTATAGATCAGGTTTTGATAATGCAGTGGCACTTATTGTAGATGGTGCAGGAACATTTATTCCTATGCAAATGGGTGAAACTACTGAAATGACCTGGGAATTAGAATCTATCTTTACTTGTAGATACCCTGCTAATTTTAAAACAGTGTATAAACATCAAGGAGGAAGAGGCCCTTGGCCTGCTGCACATATTGAAGATATGCCAAGTGATAATTTTGGCGAAACTGGCGAAACTCACGAGTTAATAATAGACGACACAGCAGGCATTACAAAGGCATATGAAGCGGTTACGCAATACTGCGGTTGGTCGCCGATTGAGGCTGGTAAGACTATGGGACTGTTCCCGTACGGAGAGAAAAACGACAATGTTCCTGCTATTTACTCAGACGGCAATGGCGGCATGTGGCGTACAACTGATAGGAATTTAGTTATTCCTACATATCCAAACGGCGCTGTTATTAACGAAGGTCGTTACGAATATCTACTTACACCTACTGACATTCAAGACAAAGACGAATTAACGTATTTGCAGAATCGTCGTGATATGGCATACGCAGTACAAACACAAAGTCAATCAGAAGTACTGCGTTTAATTCGAAAAGCAGTTGCAGATACAGGAATTAAAAACATTGTATTAAGCGGAGGTTATGGCTTAAATTGTGTTGCTAACTACTGGTACTTAAAAGAATTAGAAGGCGAAGGCATAAACTTTTATGTTGAACCAATAAGTAGCGATGCAGGTACGTGCATTGGCGCAGCATTATTTGGCTATCATATGTTAACTAACGATGACACTCAGCGAGCATTTGCAGACAGCTTATATTTAGGCCCGCAATACAACTATACTGACGAAGAAATTAATACGTTAGCAGAAAAATATAATGCAGAATTATCTGATATTACTAACACAGAAGTCATTAATCTTATGACTGGTAAAACAAACGGTGAAAGAAATATTGTTACTTTGTTCCAAGGTAAATCAGAAAATGGTCCTCGTGCATTAGGAAATAGAAGTATCATGTATGACCCAACTGATCCTAATGGTAAAGACTTTGTTAATAAAGTTAAACGTAGAGAGTACTTCCGTCCGTTTGCAGGATCTATTTTGCATGAGCATGCACATGAATGGTTTGATATGCGCGGCCTAGAAGAATCTCCGCATATGATGTATGCTATGAATTGTCAAGAAGGTATTGCAGAAAAAATTCCAAGCATTATTCACGTAGACGGTACATGTCGTATCCAAACAGTCAAGCGTGAACAAAATCCGCATTACTACGATTTGATTAAAGAACTTTATAAGCAAACAGGAGTACCGATTGTATTTAATACAAGTTTTAACTTAGGAGGCGAGCCATTAGTTGAGACATTAGATGATGCATTTAGAACATTAGCAAGTAGCGATATTGAATATTTGTATCTACCTGAGTATAACAAACTGGTAACTATTAAAAATGATTAATGAGATCTTCTCAACTCCAATTTACGAATGCAAGATGCCAGACCACGAAAGGCTTAAAGAAGCCTTTCTTCCATTTTCGGTAGACGATGCTAATTTTGCAACTCCTGTAGGATGGAGTTGCAATGCAGATTCTACATTTGGCAACGAACCGATTGCAGGAATGCCGTGGGATAAGTTTTTTAATAGTGTGTTACCGTTAGTTGAAAAATATGTAAACGACATTGGCGGAATAGGACAATATTCCATTGGATGCCAGGCTTGGATGAATAGATACAACTATGGACAACATCAAGAAGTGCATGCCCACTCTAATGGATCAAATGTTATTAGTTGTGCGTATATGTTAGAAAAACCAGAAAATAGTGGTGATTTTGTTTTCTATAAATCAAGCAATGACTTTTTTCAAAAGGTTAATTTACAAACAGAAATATATGGTAACAAGTATGTGCCAGAAATGACAGAAGGAAGTGTTGTATTGTTTCCGAGTAGCTTGGATCATTATGTAACGTATAATCAAACCCAAGCTACAAGAGTTACAATTAGTGCAAACTTTGCAATAACTTTTTAATTTTTCTTTTCCAACCAATCAACAAACTGAGAAAGATCGTCAAAAATGATGGTCTTTTTCTTTATCTTTTGATTACTGAATTTGTTTAGTTCTTTGATAGTTTCTTCACCGTGTCCTGTGCGTACAAGGACTGGTACTGCGCTCATTTTAAATGCAGCTTTAAGATCGGATATTTTATCGCCTACAAAGTATCCGTGTTTGAATTTAATGTATTTGAACTCGTCCTGGCATCGTTTGAACATTCCAGTATTGGGTTTTGCAAAATTGTCTTCTCGCAAACTTGTAGTGCTATAGTATAATGCATCAATACTTGGACAACCTGCTTCGCCTAACAATTGAAACATATACTCATGAACTTTGTCAACATCTGACTCTGTGTATAGCCCTTTACCAATTCCGCCTTGATTTGTAATAATGGCAATTTTGTGACCCATTCGTCTTAGTTTAGCAATTGCTTCTAAGCTACCGTCTATAGGTTTGAAATCTTCAGGACGATACGTGTAAGTACCTCTGTCGACATTAATTACACCGTCTCGATCTAACCCTACAACACACTTAGGAGCAATGTTATGTATATTGTCATATACAGGAACATACTCTTGTTTCTTAACTTCGTTGCTCCATACTATGTTATAATTACTCATTTGCTACTCGCAGTCTGGCTGTCTCCTGGGCCGATACGAAAATTATCTTCTACGCTATCTGGAGTACTCACTTCGGTTAGACTCGATTCATCTTGCATTGCTACTAATTGGTGCGGCATTAATGGCGGGTTATGCCAAACATCGCCTTCATTTAATTCTTTTTCATATAGCATCGAATCAGCAGTATCAATATAACGTACTTTAAATTTTCCGCTATTTATAAACCATGTTTCGTCTTTTTCTTTGTGAAAATGCATGCTGGTCTTCATGCCTTCTTTATTAAAAAACATAATCTTTCCACAGTACTTGTCGTTAGTAGCCCAAATTAATTCGTAGCCCCAGCCTTTTTGTACTGCGCCGCTTAACCGTGTTGGCTGTTTATTTTCCATTTATAAAATCCTTTGGTGTTGTGAAGTTAATGTTTACTATATTACTTAAACGTTCTATGTTTGCACATGTGTATTCTTGATATTGTCCTTTAAGATTATCAGGCATTGGAATATATTCAATCTTAGCTTTAAATCGTTTTGCAACTAATTCTGCAATAGTTTGAAAACTTGTTGCAACTCCGGTACCGATATTAAATATACCTTTCTCAGATGTTGTGAGCATGTAACGATGTATGTTACAACAATCACCTACATATATAAAGTCTCTTAGATACTTGTCACTATTTTCAAACAGTGTAATAACGCCTTCTTCTTTTGCTTGTTTAAAGAACTTGGTTATAGGGCTTGCTTGATTTCCTTTGTGATCTTCATACGGTCCGTATACATTAAAGTAACGAAATCCTTGTACTATAATGTCGTGCTTTTGTTGCATAACCCAACGGTCAAACAAGTACTTGCTTGTTGCATAATAGCTCTGGGGCTGCTTTGGTGCGTCTTCTCTAAAATCAGTGTTAGAGCCGTATACACTTGCGCTCGAAGCGTATTGTAGATTTACTCCGTTGGTGTTACACTCATTAAACAACCACTTTGAAAATTCATAATTTTGCAACATTACTTTATCTATGTCGCGTTCAGTAGTTGCACTAATTGCTCCTAAATGTATAACCCAATCATATTGAGATACATCAGGCAACGCGGCTGGATTCCATTCATATCCGAATAACTCATTATCTTTGTCAAGAAATGGCGCTAAATTTTTACCAATAAATCCTTCGTGACCTGTTATTAATATTTTCATTTAATTGCCTGTAAGTGAGAAATAATATATTGACTATTATCAACGTCGGAAATAGTCTCGCTCCAATTTGATAATATTTCATTTGCAATATCATCATCGATGTTTTTATTTTTTCCTATATTCTTTTCAAATTGCAGCAGCCAACAAATCCAATTTGCGCCGCCAAACAAATAACCCTTTCCGTTATAGTTAATAGGTGTTCCGGCTTCTATTATATTTTTGTAATACAAATATGTTTCTGACGGAATGATATTTTCTTTAACATGATTCCAAAAAGGTGTATTTTTATCTGTATAAATGTAATGCATATTAACAAAATCAATAGTGTCTTCATATAGCGCATTCATTGTACTATTAAATATTTCGATATCATATTCATTATAATATCCTGTATTAATACTATGCGTCAAATATACAATAGCATTAGTAATAGATCCTATACCAGTAGATTCTAACGGTTCAATAAATCCGCCACTTAGGCCTATAGCAACAACATTACCGTCCCACATATTTTTGTTATAATACGGGGTCCAGTCTATTACTTTTAAATCATCTGGAGTGATTCTATCATTCCAATGCTTGCATAGATATTGTTTCGCCTCGTCAATGCTTGTTATACTTCTATTGAACACTAAACCAGTTCCTGTTCGCGATCGGACAGGAATTTTCCAAATCCATCCATGGTCGACTGCTGGACATTCTACATAAGGCATACATTCGACTTCTGCATCTATGTAAGGAACATGACCGGCTACAGCAGTGTCACAAAACAGTCTATTAGTAAGATCGGTTCGTTGTGGACTATGTTGTAGTACTTGATTAAATCCTGTACAATCTACAAACAAGTCAGAATTAATTGTATCACCGTTTTTAAGAGTAAGATGATTAATGATATTGTCTGTACGATTAATAGCAACTACTTCAGATTTAATTAAAGTAATACGTGATAATATTTTTTCTTGTAACCAAATAACTAACTTACTGCAATCGATGTGCATTGCATATGCAGAATTCAAATTATTAATGTCTACTTTGTTTTCTAAACTTATATTAAAAAACATCATTAATTCGTTAATTTTTTCTTGTTCAATATATGTTAACGCTTCGTAGACATTGGCATCGTATTTGCTATAATCCATATTTAATGTAAACGGATGCCATACTAAGTTTTTATCGCCATTAAATTGAGGGAACAAAATGCCTGCTTTGTATGTTGCATCGATAGCATCAAACCATTCTTCTTGTTTAAATCCGCATTCTGCTAAGAAATGTTTAAAACCTAATAACGTGCCTTCTCCAACTCCAACAGGCGTTCCAACTTCTTTGTCAACAACAGTTATATTACAGGCTGTATTCTTTAAAAGATAAGCAGCAGTTAGCCATCCACTTGTTCCGCCACCTACTATTGTTATATTGTTTACTGTGTTATGCATTGCTTGCCTCTATAATTCTTGTTGTACTGTAACCTTCTACTGTAGGCACAATATGCACAGGTGCTAAGTCATGCCCTACTACAGTTTCTACAGTATAATCTCCGCCCTTAACAATAAGAGCAGGGTTTAATCTTTTAATTAAGTTATACGGAGTGTCGTCGTTAAACACAAACACTTCATCTACCCAAGGCAATGCTTCAAGTTGCTCTATTCTAGTTTGTTCATCATTAATCGGTCGACTGTCGCCTTTAAGCCTTTTAACACTTGCGTCACTGTTAATACCTACTACAAGTTTAGTACCTAAACTGCGAGCTTGTTTTAATAGTTCAAAATGTCCTTTGTGTAGTATATCAAATACGCCATTAGTAAACACTATAGATTGTTCAAAATCTTTTTTACTTAAGACATATGTACCTGCATGTTTTACACTTTCAGTTGCTGCGTCAACAGCCATTTGCAAACAAGTTGCGTAATTTTTTCCAATGTCAATACCGTATACAAATGCTGCTAAGAAACAATCACCTGCTCCAGTAACATCTGATACTTCGACTTGATCTACAATTGCGGTATAATCAGCATTGTCAATCTTAGCATGTACTGCGTCATGTGCGTGAGTTGTAATAATGTTACCTAGCCAAGTATCAAATCCTAACTCACGATATTCTTTGTTATTAGGTTTAACTAACCATGCGCCTTTATAATAACTAGAATGACGTTTAGGATCTACAATAACTTTACAGCCAAAACTATTAAGATGTTCTATAATTTCTAAAGAACGATCTAACACACCTTTGTTATAGTCACTGAGAATAACATAGTTGTACTGCGAGAAATCAGTTGCTCGTATAGTGTCTAGCACTACATTGCCGTTGGCGTGTTTGTCATCATCAATGCGTGTGATATAATGACCGTCGCAAATTACTCTAGTTTTGATACTGCTAGCATTATCTGTTTTAAACAGTTCAACATCAACACCTAAACTTTTAAGATTTTCATATACTAGACCTGCGCCGCCTATTGTTTCAACTTCACGCAGATACTTAACTACAGGGACAGGAGCCTCTGGACTTAATCTTGTGCTGGTTCCGTAGATGTATTTGTCGATGATTATATCACCAAGAACTAAAACTTTCATGTTTAAATTATACTATCTCTTAAGTTATTTGTCAAGTAAATCAATTACTTTAAACACTGTTTCTAATTTGCTTAAATTAACTTTATTTTGAAGTGTGTTTTTTAGTCCGTGGTGTAAAGGTTTTGGCCATTTACCGAATTCAACCCATGCATACCCGTCATGCTCTTCGTTGAGCAAAGGCATAAACTCTTGATCGACTACACTTAGGTATGTATGAAAATGGAATCGGCTATCATTACTAATAAACGTTTCTAACGGCATTGTTTTTATAATAGAGATTTCACCAATCTCTTCAAAGATCTCACGTTTAAGACCTTCCCATGGTGATTCGCATCCTTCATTAGTGCCACCGACAAGCCCCCACAAATTACCAGAGCGTCCTTTTACCCTATGTAAGAATAAAAAACGTTTAGTATTAAGGGCATATACGATTGCACCACTGCAAATAATCTTATCAGTCTTCATACTAATAATTATCTTAGTATGCGAGTCTCCAAGTGCCGTTTGGATATTCACCGTCGTATGCTAATATCCATTCGCCGTTTTCAAATTTATATTGTTTGCCAGTATTAAGATTAGAAGTATATATAACTGTGTCGTCTTGAGCGCTAGCATCAAATACTACAATCCAGTTAGTGCCATCCCATTCAATAATGTCGTTAGCGCCTGCTACAAAATCAGAACCGTCTGCATTTTTCCAAGCATCTGGTCCGTCGTATGCAAAATTATCAGGGGTTTCGTACCCTGCATCTTGCCCGACGTTTTCACTATTATTAATATCAAGAAGTATTAATATACGAGGATTACTTGATTTTAAATCTGTAGGATTAGTTTTATACGGATTAATAATATAATCAATTTTGTTACGATCACCATTCGGGCCACTAATAACTGTATCTGCAGGTAGCGTGTCAGCGTCCCATACAATTGATAATTCGTATGGATCTAATGGATTAACTACAACAGTGCCCACAACTTCGTTATCTAAATCTCTGCGATTAAGTCTTAATTCAGTAACGCCTGCATCAAATACAAATGGCATAGATGTTAAATACCCTGGCCAAGTTTCTGCGCCTACTATGCCTTTTCTGACTAATTTAGCAGTTGTTCCCATTACTAGCAATCCGTAGTTGTCATGACCGGACGAAATTGCAATGTCAACTCCATTAATAAATGTACCTTCATTGTCGATTTTTTCTTGTATTTCGCCTGTATTTGCAACTACTACTTGAGTTCTAATATCAGCTGCTGCTACTCGTGATAAATCAAGATCAATCTCACCTCTGGTATCGTTAAAGATGCTATTAATGACTTGCGTAACAACTCCGAGACGTTTAACTTTAACAGGTGGACTAATATAGATTGGAGTTGTAAAAGTTAATGTAGCAATATCAATGTCGCTCTCAGTTCCTGTAGGTATCGATCTACTACTAAAAACTGTCCCAGTTAAATTTACTACACTTAAACTTGTCCAGTCGACATAGTTATCAGTTGTTTGAATTTCTAAACTTGGATTAAACAACATTAATATTTGTTCTAATATTTGTAGCTTTTGATCTGTATTTGAACTCCATATATCTACATTTACTGTTAGTGTATACGGAGTAGGCATTAGACGTTCTACTGTATAATTCTTACCTTCGGTATTTAAATACTCTTGACCATTAGCATCGTATGCACGTTCTCTAATGTTCATTTTATTAACATAACTACTATCGCTTAGGCGATTAGTATCAAGTTCCAGACCAGTGATATACACCGCCATGCGAGGCGCACTTGGAATTTTGTTTTCGCTGTTTTCTCTAATAATGTTAGCAACTTGACGGGTCAAATCTCCATACATTACTGGAATCTGTGTCAAGTTGCCTTTGCCATCTTTGTAACTAAAGTTACTCATCAAGCGAACTATTTGTGTAATATATCTGCGGATTTGACCGTCGTAAAAATGTTGCATTATGAATTACCTGTTACTTTTTCCCATCTAAGGGTTGAGTATCTATTACCTACTATTCTCCAACCTAACGGAACCATTACATTATTAACTTCTTCAACAACTGATGGTGTATTATTTCCGAGATCGTAAAAAAACTCATTTATTATATCGTCAGGTAAACTACTGTTATGTGCTTCTTTATAAGATCTAACCACTTGAGTTAACTGTGCGGGAGACTTAATTCTTTTTAGAGCATCGATTAATTTAGTTTCATTAGTACCGGGTCCAGTTATAGCATCGTATAAATCGCCTATTATGCTTCCTGGTCCACCTTCTTGGCCTTCTTCGCCTCCTTCGCCTTCTGCACCTGCGCTGCCGCCGCCTAGTTTTGGAACTGAAATAGTAGGTCCTGCTGGATTTCCTTGGGCGTCTACCCAGTTACCTTGGTTATCTTGTCTTAGAACTTCTTCACCAGTTTCATCATCTTTGTTATCTCTATCAGCGTCAAGTCTATCTGCTCGCGCATTGTACATCGCAGCAACCTCAGCCTGAGATAATATAGTAACTCCAGACCAGGTTGTTCTATCAGAATCATCTACAGGCGCTTGTACCTCATCAGGACGTTGTTGAATTTCAATATCCTTATCTTGCTTAGTAGTTAACGTTGTAGGAATTTCAGTATCAGGTGTATTACCATCTGGATTGCCTTGTGTATTAGTATCACCTACTTTTGCATACCTTACAACAATTTTATTGTATTTTCTTAATAGTCTTTCTCTAAGTTGAGACATAAAATCAGGACTATTGAAAACTGATAAAGGAATATCATCAATGACTTGTGTTGTGTTATCTTCAAAATACACCATGACACTTACTGTACCTGGAGCTGTTTGTTCCGATAACGATACTCTAAATTCTTTATATCTCATTTACTGCCTCCGTTATACATATCTAATTCTCGTTTATATTGGAATGAATTAGGAGCAATAGTAATCCTGTATGACCCATCCTGTTGTGCTTCGTTTGGAGCCGAACCTAATGCAATCACATCTCCTGCTTCAAGTTTATCAATTATCTTTTGTTTTAGATCATCAAAATCGCCGACTGATACTGGCCAACCTTCTTCGTGAATTGCTCCATATTTGTCAGACTTAGGATCTCTAGTATTATTGTATGTTGTAATATCAAATGCTTCTTTAACGTCGGGTATTGAATTATTAGAATCGCCTACCCTGTAAGAAAAAGAAATATTATCCGGAAAAGGTGTATTTGCACCATCAGCAGTAAATAGTTTTGCAATCTCTCTTCTTATGAGATCATATAAATTATTAACATTTTCCATTTGCTGTTTTTCATCAGCAGTTGGTTCGAAATCTACTTTGACAGTAAATCTACTATATTCTGAATTAGGAAAATTCCTATTCATCTTATCTCTAAGAGACTGTTCAAAATTTGAAGAATTAAATACTGTTATTGGAATATCAGTGATGGCTTTAGTTGTGCCATCTGCAAAATGTACAGTTATAGACTGTGTATCAGCAGCTTCTTTAATTATTGATTTAAATTCGTTAAATCTCATTCTAAGTCTCCCCACTTGATACTGCCACCTGGAGTAGCAGATCCATCAGGCGTTGCTGGAGTTTCACTAGCTCTTGCCGCTTCTTGCGCAGCTTTGTCTGCTTCTGCTTTAGCTTCAGCAGCAGCTTCTTCTGCTGCTACTCGTTCTGCTTCTCTTGCAGCAGCTTCTTTTTCAGCTTCGATTCTTTTACGTTCTTCAGCAGCAATCTCAGCAGCTCTTGCTTCCGCTGCACGTTCAGCAGCTTCTTTTTCAGCTGCTGCTGCTCTTGCAGATTCTTGTGCAGCACGTTCAGCAGCAGCAGCTCGTTCAGCTTCTTGTGCAGCACGTTCAGCTTCTTCTCTTGCAGCTCGATCAGCTGCACGTTTTGCCTCAGCAGCAGCTTCTTCAGCTCTAGCATCAGCTGCACGTTTTTCTTCAGCAGCAGCTTCTTCAGCCCTTCGGGCAGCAGCCTCTCTTTCGGCAGCTTCAGCGGCAGCTTGATTAGCAGCATCTTGTGCAGCTTTATCTGAAGTACTTGGTTGATCCGTTCCTGTTCCTGCTTCATCACCATCAGGAACGCCGCTATTAGATTTAGAACCACTTCCTGCGCCCGGACTTTCACCAGCATCGCCTTTACGACCTGTACCAGCAGTATCTCCTCCTGGTCCGTCGCCTGTTGTTCCTGATGCAACACCATCTCCGTTGCCGCCGGCTGCTTGACCAGATCCTGTTGTTCCAGAACCTGGTCCGTCACCTGATAATCCTGTTCCGTCACTGCCTCCAACACTACCGAGACAATTTTCTAAATAGTCGCGCCATTCAGGATAACGTGCCAAATATCTGTCCATTTGAGTACGTGCAAGTCTTAAAGCAACAGGTCTTTGTTCACGGGCAGCACGTTGTAATGCCCTGCACAATTCTGTTGGTTTATCTGCCACTTCGTTAATGTTAACTTCGGATAACTTTATATCTCTATATTTCATAATTAATCTGCCTTAGGTCTCAATGCGTTTGACAAGCTCTGGCGCTCAATAATAGTATCACCGGCAATTGTACTAGTATTAGTATTATTAACAAACGTACCTTTCTGAGTGCTACGAGTGTCAGTATTACTCAATGTCATACGTACATTATCTTCTTGTTTAACCCAGCGTGTGCCGTCGTATCTAAATAATCTGTTTGGTGAAAAATCTGTACGTAGAAAGAAATCTCCAGTTTGTGGATCTGCTGCAAATGTAATACCAAACCCAAATGCTTCACCGTTTGTAGGGATACCGTCGCCTAACAGATAACCGTTATATCCTGGACGGTCAACTGTTTGCATAGTGTCAGGAACACCATCAGCATCAGTATCAACTAATTCAGTATTGCCGTTTGCATCTAATTGCAAACTAAAGTAATGATTTGTGTCATATCCTGATTTCGCTGCATCAGCTTCTGCTTGATTAATAATTGCCTGATTAATTTGCATTTCTTTATCATATGTTGAAAGCAAATCACGCAATGTATTTCCACCTGGATTTTCTTCTTCTGCAGGTAAGTCAAGAATTTCTTTAAACTCTTGGCTGTCTACTATTTGTTTTAATTTTAAACGATACAAATGCGGATACCAAGTCTGGCTAAATCCTTCACTTGCACGATTTACATCTTCTACAACATAAAATCTTTTAAGTGCTACGCTATAGTCATTTAATGCGTATTCGTCTTTTAAGTGCGGCAATTCAATTACATCGCCTGCAATAATCTTTCTGCCTATAGTTTTTACACTACTGTTTATATGCACAGTAAGCATCAATGTATCGTTGCTTAAGAATAAACCAAATTGACTCATATTAAAGTCAATGTCTTGTACATTATAAATTCCACGCAACGTGTATACGTCAGGATCATATTTTCTATCTCTATTTTCAAGGAATAGTAGATCTTGTATGTTAGTAGGTTTTACACTATCATATTGGGGTTTATCTGCTGTTGCATCTGCATCAGTAGGATTCTCTGTACCCAAGTATTTGTGTACATGAAGGTCAGTACCGCCAACAGTAAACATCTCAAGCACTTGCTTGTCTATAAAGTGGTAGTCGTTACCTTTTTGCGGTTTATATAAACTTAATCGTGGCATATACATATTTAGCGTCTTGCAGCAGTTACGATAAATACTAATGGAGACATTAAAACATGGCAACTACAAAACAAGAAGTATATGATTACGTACACACGCTACTAGGCGGTGGAATGGTCGATGTTGAACTCGATCCGATCCACTACGAAACTGCATTAAAGAAAGCACTGACACGCTATAGACAACGTACTGAAAATTCAGTAGAAGAGAGCTATTTGTTTATGCCTACAGTAGTAGATCAAAACGAATATACATTACCCCGAGAAGTTGTTGAAGTTCGTCAAATTTTCCGTAGAAGCATTGGATCGCGAACTGGCGGCGGAGACGGCGGTACAGTATTCGAGCCGTTTAACATGGCGTACACAAATACATACTTGTTGAGTTCTAGTAACATGGGCGGCCTTGCTACATACGATATGTTTTCACAATATCAAGAACTTGTAGGACGTATGTTCGGTAGTTTTATTGAATTTAGTTGGAATAGCACTACTAAAAAGTTAACAATTCTTCAGCGTCCTAGAACAGAAGAAACACTAATGTTATATGTGTACAATTATCGTCCAGATGAGCAACTGTTATCAGACTACATGGCAGTACAATGGATTAAAGATTATACTCTTGCAACTTGCAAATATATGCTAGGCGAAGCAAGAGAAAAGTTTGCTACTATTGCAGGACCACAAGGCGGAACAAGTTTAAACGGGTCAAGTTTAAAATCAGAAGCACAGGCTGAAATGGAAAAGCTCGAAACTGAAATTTCAATGGCAATGGCCGGCGGCAATGGATACGGATTCTTAATCGGATAAAAAATAGTTGACATTTATAATAATTTAGTATATACTGTTTAGAACAATGGAGTTCTAAATAATAATGCGTTTACCTAAATTATTAATAGTTGGTCATGGCAGACATGGCAAAGATACCGTTTGTGAAATTTTACAAGATTACGGTTATAAGTTTGAATCAAGTTCAAAGTTCTGTTCAGAGCTGTTTATCTTTAACGAACTAAAAGACAAATACGGATATGCTAACGAAGAAGAGTGTTATGCAGACCGACATAATCATCGTACTGAATGGTACAATATGATTCATGATTACTGCAAGGACGATTTAGCAAGACTGGGGCGTAACCTGTTTAAAGATCATCAAATTTATTGTGGCTTACGTAATCGTAGAGAATTCTTCGCAATGCAAAATGAAGAAATTTTTGATTATGCTATTTGGGTCGATCGGTGTGATCATTTGCCAAAAGAAGATCCTAGTTCAATGAGTATTGAGCAATGGATGTGTGATTACACTATTGACAACAATGGCGATCTAGCAAGACTTAAAAACAACGTAGAAGTATTAATACGCACTATCTTTAAAAATCAGGGACTAAGTCTCCCTGTTTCCAACGGATACCTTCCTTCTGCAACAGACGTTGACAGTTCGCACATATTGTCTTAAGATTAGTAGGACTGCAATTATTTAGATCGCCGTCTATGTGAAACACGTTGAATTGTTCGGCGTGTTTACTTTTGAATCCACATTTTTCACAAAAGTCTTTCTTTTTATAGCCACGCTGCTTCCATTTAGGTACGCCGTGGCTAACTCCATTGCGCAAGCAACGTTCGCATAATTTACGATAATATATTTTACCGTCTTTCTTGTAATTTATAGCCGCAGGACGCTGGCCGCACTTGCATAATGGTCTCATATTGTATTTACCTCACCTTTTCGGCCCCTTTTATACCGCTATAACTCGTATAAATTTATTGTAGTATGCTAAATACTAACAATAACAATCCAATAGGAGAAAACGATATGGCATTGACATCACCAGGCGTACAGGTTAGCGTAATTGACGAGAGTTTCTACACTCCGGCTGAACCAGGTACAGTACCAATGGTATTTGTTGCAACTGCAAGTAATAAAACTAATGCAGCTGGAACAGGAACCGCACAAGGTACACTAGCAGCTAACGCAGGTAAACCTTACTTGCTCACATCACAACGAGATTTAGCGGACACATTTGGTGATCCACTGTTCCAAATTGATGCAAACAACAATCCAATTCACGGTGGCGAACTTAATGAATACGGCTTGCAGGCAGCATACAGTTTGTTAGGTGTTAGCAACAGAGCGTGGGTAGTACGTGCAGACATTGACTTAGGCGAATTGGAACCAACTGCTACTGCTCCTAGTGCAGACCCATTAGCAGGAACTTATTGGTTTGATACCACAAGTTCACGTTACGGTATTCAACAATGGAACGGAGCACCAGTTACTACAACTGGCGGCCAAACATTTACAACTAAGACTCCTATTGTAATTACTACTACTGACGGTGTTGTAGATTTTGACGGCGGCGATTATACTCCACTTGCAAGTACAGGTGCTATTGGTGATTATGCAATTGTTGCAGTAACTACATTAAATCATACTTGGTATAAGAATTCATTAGGTGACTGGGTTGAAGTAGGAAGTGACGAATGGACACGCAGCTGGCCAACAGTTAAAAGTACAGTAGCAAATCCTACACTAACTAGCCCAGCTGCTGATATTACAATCAACGGTACTGCTATTTCAGTTGGTGCAAATACAGTTACTGATGTTGCAAGTTCTATTACTAGTTTCTTAGCAACTGTAGGAATTTCAGCAGCAAACGTTGATGGATTTTTAGAAATTTACAGTGATGGTACTAGCTCAGGTGCAGAAGACAGTACAAGCGGCGGCCCAATTGCAATTGGCGGAGATACTGATAAATTAGCAGAATTAGGTCTTACTGCTGGGACATATTATCCTCCAGCAGTACAAGTATCAGCACACACTAGTGTTCCTGAATTTAAAATTGCAGATACTATTAGTCGTCCAACTGGCAGTGTCTGGATTAAAACTACTGCTCCAAACGGCGGCGGAAATCTTAGTGTTAAGCAATGGAATGCAGAAACACTATTATGGGATACAAAACCGGCTCTTATGTACAGCAATAATGCAGCAGCATTATACGGCTTAGATAGCACAGGCGGCGGCGCAAACTTAGCAATTGGTGAATTATTTGTCAAAACAAATGTTGCAAATGACATACAGCCATTAGGCACATTTACTATCTATCGTAGACAAGCAAGCGGTGCTACTGTTGTTCGAAGCGCAGTAATTACAGATGCAGTTGGCTCAGCATCATGGACATTTACTATGTCAGCAAGTGTTGCCGGCAGTGCAGCAATGAGTACTCCAGCAACAGTAAGTGTTACTACAAGCGGAAGTGCAAGCGGTGATGCAATTGCAATTGCAAGTGCTATAACAGCAGCTGGTGTTGCTAACGTAAGCGCAACAGTTGATGCACAAAATAAAGTTGTAATTTCACATGCAACGGGCGGCGAAATTAATTTTGTTGACACTGATAACTTATTAAACAACATTGGATTTACTCCTTTTGTTGCAAGTGTATCAAGCAGTACTCCTAACTTAGCATATGCTGACGGTACTACTAGTGCAACATCTCCAAAGCAATTTGTTGCTACTAACTGGCGTGTTCTAACATATACTGCTAGTGGTACAACACCTAGCTCATTAGCTGATGCTGGACAACTATGGTACAATTCAATTGTAGACGAAGTTGACATGATGTACCATAATGGTACAACTTGGGTAGGTTATAATGATGCAACAGCGTTCCCGGATGCTGACGCAGAAGGTCCAATTGTTTCAGCAAGTATGCCAGTTGCACAATCTAATGGTAGTTCACTAGTAACTGGTGATTTGTGGATTAGCACAGCAGACTTAGAAAACTATCCAACAATTTATCGTTACAACAACAACATTGCAGGCACTACTGCACAGAAATGGGGCTCACCGTTAGACACAGCAGACCAAACAACTGAAGAAGGCGTTCTATTTGCAGATGCACGTTGGAGCGTAAGTGGCGGAACAACAGATGTTATGACTGATGCTACAATTGCAGAATTGCGTGTCAGTAACTATCTGGATCCAGATGCTCCAGATCCAGCACTATATCCAAAAGGTATGTTACTATGGAACCTACGTAGAAGCGGCTTTAACGTTAAGCGTTTTGAGCGTAACTACATTGATACAAGCGCAGATAACCTACGCATGGGTGATGCAGGCGATGCACCAATGTCTGGTTATTATCCACATCGTTGGGTTACTGAATCAGGAAACCAAGAAAATGGTGCAGGTAGCTTCGGACGTAAAGCACAGCGTAAGGTTGTTGTCCAGGCGCTACAAGCAGTTGTTAACAACAACGATGCAATCCGTGATGACGAATCACGCTTGTTTAACTTAATGGCGTGCCCAGGATATCCAGAACTAATCGGCGAAATGATTAGCTTAAACTATGATAGAGGTTTAACAGCATTTATCTTAGGCGATAGTCCGTTCCGCTTAACACCAGATGCAACTTCATTAAATGAATGGGCAACTAACGTTAATCAAGCAGTTGAGGATAACGACGACGGTCTTGTTAGCCGCGATGAATACTTGGGTATATTCTACCCATGTGGTTACACTAGTGACAACTTTGGTAACAACGTAGTAGTTCCGGCGTCACACATGATGCTACGTACTATTGCACTAAGCGATCAAGTTAGCTACCCATGGTTTGCACCAGCAGGTACAAGACGTGGCGGCATTACTAACGCAAGTTCAACTGGTTACATTAGCAGCGAAGGCGAATTTGTAAGTGTATCACTTAACGAAGGTCAACGTGACACATTGTACAGCAACAACATAAACCCAATTACGTTTATTAGTGGTGCTGGTCTTGTTAACTTTGGTCAGAAAACTCGTGCAAGAGGTGCAAGTGCATTAGATCGTATTAACGTAGCACGTTTGGTTATCTACTTACGTAGTCAGCTAAACACACTTGCTAAGCCTTACATCTTTGAACCGAATGATACAATCACTCGTAACGAGATTAAACAAGCAGCAGAAAGTTTGTTACTTGAATTAGTTGGACAACGCGGTCTTTATGACTATCTAGTTGTATGTGACGAATCAAATAACACACCAAGCAGAATTGATAGAAATGAACTATATTTAGATATTGCTATTGAACCTGTTAAAGCAGTTGAATTTATCTACATCCCACTACGCTTGAAAAACACCGGTGAGATTGCAGGTCTTTAAACGCTAAATACATATAGAAACAGGAGCAGACTAAATGGCTATTTCAACATTATCAAAGATTACAGTTCCACTTGCTAGCGGAGATTCCGCTAGCAGCCAAGGACTTTTAATGCCAAAACTCCAGTATCGCTTTAGAGTGTCGCTGGAAAACTTTGGTGTTAGTACACCAACTACAGAACTTACAAAACAAGTTATTGACGTAACTCGTCCTAATGTAAGTTTTGAACAAATGACTATTGACGTATATAACTCAAGAGTATATCTAGCAGGCAAACACAGCTGGGAACCAATTACGCTTAACTTGCGTGAAGACGTTAACAACAATGTGCAGAAACTTGTTGGCGAACAGCTACAGAAGCAGTTCGACTTTTATGAACAGTCAAGTGCAGCAAGTGGACAAGATTATAAATTCGTTACACGTATTGAAATCTTAGACGGCGGCAACGGTGCTAACACACCTAATGTACTAGAAACATTTGAACTATATGGTTGCTATGTAGAAAGTGCAAACTACAACAGTTTAGCATATTCTAACTCAACTGATCCAGTTAGTGTTACACTAAACATCCGTTATGACAATGCTATCCAGAGCCCACAAGGCACAGGTATTGGTACAGCAATTGGACGTACAGTTAATACTTCAGTTACTGGCGGCGGCGTTTAATACTATCTACATTTAGTCTAACTACAAAAGGGAGCTTCGGCTCCCTTTACCTTTATGTTAGCACTTAATTGTAAAGGATAAATATTTGTATGGCAAATAAGTTTAACGGTTTATTAGATTCAGTAGCAAATGGCATATTAAGTCCAAAAGGCAATCTTGCTGATTGGCAGCATGCCGCACGACTTTACACTGATAGAGATATGGCCCTTGCGCCTAAGACTAAGTTTTTATATCATGTACAGTTTGAAGTTTCAGATGTAGCAAAAGGTATTGCTCCAAAACTATTTTCTGGATCAACACTAAATGAAATAGGCATGTTAGTAAAACGTGCAGACTTGCCTAAGTTTAGTGCTCAAATAGAAACAAAGAAAAAATATAACAGAGTAAAAAATATTCAAACGGCAATTACTTACGAGCCTGTTAATATAGAATTGCATGATGATAATGAAGGTATAACTACTGCACTATTACAAGCATATTATAGATATTATTTTGCTGATGGTAATCAGCAAAAGGATTCAGGTAGAGCATATGCTGTTAATCCTCATAGTACATATGAAGGAGAATCACGAAACAATTACAAGTTTGGTATGGATGTAAATAACCCAGGTGTGCCATTCTTTAAAAGTATTAAAATAAGCACTCTAACAAGAGGCGAATATACAACTTATACACTTGTTAATCCTATATTAATGAGTTGGAGCCACGACAACGTTGATAATAGTGATGGCCAAGGCACTATGAGTAATAGTATACAAGTAGCATACGAAGCTGTGTTCTATAATCAAAATAGTATTACTACTGGCCCGCAAGGCGAACCTATTGGCTTTGGACAAGACCATTATGACACTACTCCGAGTCCTATATCACTTGAAGGTGGCGGCAGACTAGGACTCGGCGGTACTATTTCGAGTGCTGTAGATTTGTATGAGTTTATTGCAAGCGGCGAAGCATATAATAACCCATTACTTACTATTTTACAGGGTGCGCAACTAATCGGTAATGTTAGAAACCTATCTAAAGAAGGCATACGTCAAGAAGGTATTAATATCCTTACAGGAGCTATTGGAAAAGCAACCGGCATCAATGTTAGTGGCGTAGCACAAACATTTTTTCCTAAAAGTGGCGGAAGCGGAGGCGCAAAAGATTTATTAATAGCAGCAGCTGGCGTGGGAATTGTTTCAGCTGTAGCTAACTCTCCTAGCTTCCTTAAAAATAATCCAGCAGCACTAGATAGCGCAAGACAACGCCAATCAATTAAAAATTTCCAAGCAGCAGGCGGCGGATCCGCAGCAGAAGGAAGAGCAGCGTATGAAGCAACTAGATCTAATCCAAGTGCTATGGCTGCATTAGACAAACAATTAGGATTATAAATGATTAACAGTAGTTTACCAACTCCTGCACAAACAAATGATAAGCGTGTAACTGCATTCTTTGACAAGTATTTTACAGCAAAATTAGAATTTGCGTCTAACGAAGTTGATGCAGTAATTGCATTCTTTGAAAAAAGAGGGTTTGAAAGAACAGCAGCTATTAGTACTGGATCTATTTTATTGCAACAAGCTAAACTAGATGGTATTAAAGTATTTGTGTTATTAGATACTCTTAAAGGATTCGATGAAGCTAAATTAAGTACTGTAGTAGCTGAAGTACTAAACTACAATAGATTGAATACTAGTGTTCTCGGATTTAAAAATACTACAAGTACAGTTACCTTGGAAAAACGAAACATAGCGGTGTAATATGGCTAGGTTTGCTCAAGGTAAGTTTAATCCTAAAAACCCAGCAAAATATATAGGTGGTAAAGTTCCAACATATCGTTCGGGGTGGGAATTTGCATTTATGAAGTTTTGCGATGAGCATCCAAGTGTTACACAATGGGCTAGTGAAGCAATACGCATTCCTTATCGTAATCCATTAACCGGCAAAATGACAATTTATGTGCCAGACTTTTTTATGGCATATGTTGATGCAACTGGAAAACAGCACGTAGAATTAATTGAAGTTAAGCCTGCAAATCAAACTAGTTTGAAAGAAGCAGGACGTAGTAGACACAATCAATTACACAGTGTAGTTAATGCTGCTAAATGGGAAGCAGCAAATGCATATTGCAAGCAAAACAAAATCAAATTCCGCATCGTAACTGAACACGACATTTTTCACAACGGTAGACGTTAACACGCTAAATAAGTGTGTATATAAAGGAACAATACCTGCATGACGAAAAAACTTGAAGAACTTTTAAATTTGCCTGAATCTAAGACAATTGTAGATGATGCAAAGGTAGAAGAAAAAAAGAGCAGAGCAAAAGTTGCTGTAGTAGAACAACATGATACTTTTCGCGACATTGCAGAGTTTGACAAAATTACAGCAGCATTACCTAAAGTAAAAGGCTTAGGTGACATGGCTGACGATGAACTCAACGACATTGCCGAGAAAGCATTAGCTTCATACGAAGACTTAATGGACTTAGGTATGAATGTAGAAAGTCGTTATGCTAGTAGAGTGTTTGAAGTTGCAGGCGGCATGCTTAAAACCAGTTTAGATGCCAAGGTTGCTAAACTAGATAAAAAATTAAAAATGGTTGAATTGCAACTTAAAAAGCAAGCAATCGATCAGAAAGCCAATTCAAATCCAGATGGCGACATAGTAAACGGCGACGGATATGTAGTATCAGACCGTAACAGTTTACTTGAAAAACTTAAAAACATGGATAAATAATAACAACAGGGAACCCATGTCATGAAATCATTTAAAGAATTTTTAACAGAATCTGCAAAGACTTACAAATTTAAAGTCCGCGTAGCAGGCGAATTACCGGAAGGTTTTGCAGAACGTATGAAGTCTAACTTATCTAAGTACGAAGTAGTAAAACTTAGCGCAGGTAAAACTACACCTATCAGCGAAAGACCATTAGACTTTCCAAAATTACAAAATATGGAAGTTACGCACTACGATGTAGAATTAAAGTATCCTGCAACCAGTCAAGTACTTGCACAATACCTAGTTGACAATTGCAGTATTACACATGATCAACTTATTGTACGTGCAGAAGGCGAACCAATTGAAGTTCAGCAAGACGAAGCAAATAAAGATGAAAAGCCATATGAAGCACTTTTAGCAACCGAAGACATGGGCGGCGAAAGCGCACAGGAAGCAGTTGGTTCAGATCGTATTATGAGTTTGTTAAAGGAACTTGAAGTAGCCCGTAAAGAGCGCGAAATTGATCCTATGGCAGGAGCACCTAAAGGAGAAGTAGCGTGAATGATTTTAGAAAATTAATTAATCTAGTCGAAGATGCAGAAGCTGATGCGAAAAAGTTAAGAGACACGTTTGGATGGAACGACGACCAAGCTAAGGCAGCAGTAGATGCAGCAGCAGAAGTAGCACCAGAAGTAGATTCTAATGCACCAGCAAAACCAGTAGCACCGACTACTGATACTGCACCTGCACAACCAGCAGGAAATAATCCAGACGAAGCACCTGCAACTACAGCCACACCTGCAAAGCCAGTAGCACCAGCAGCTGATACTGCGCCAGAACAACCAGCAGGAAATAATCCAGATGAAGCAGATGCAACAACAGCAGCACCTACACAACCAGCAGGAAATAATCCAGATGAAGCACCTGCAACTACAGCAGAACCAGACACAAATACATCAGGTAGTCCAACTCCTATGTCAGCACAAGGTGGACGTCCAGCAGCACCTGCGCAGCCAGGTCAGCAAACTAGCGGATTGCCTGCTAAATTAGGACAAATTAAATCAGCTAACTTGATGAAAGATTATAATACCGGTGGCAAGAAGCCTATGGCACAAGTTAAAGATGTTCAAACTGCACTATCACGTTTAGGTCATGATCCAAACGGATTAGATGGAAAATATGGTCCTGGAACATTTAAAGCAGTACAAGAATTTCAAAAGGCAAACGGCCTAACCGTTGACGGACAAGTTGGTCCAAATACTATCAAGAAGATGATAGAAAAATTAGGCGGCGCAGCAGCACCGGCAGCAGATCCTGGAGTAGGAGCCGAAGTTCCAGCAGCACAGCAGCCAGCAGCACAATCTGGTGCAGGCGATGAAGCAGCAGCGCAAGCAGCAGTACAACAAGCAACTGCAACTGACGAAGCACGAATTACTCAGTTACTTGATAAATTAGCTGCACCTGAACAACAAAATGCAAGTATTGATTTTAGACATTTAATTGCTATTACTGAAGGTAAATTATTAGAAGCAAAGTTAGAACCAGCAGAAGTAGAAGAATTAAAATCATTAATTACTAAACACAAAGGCAATCCTAATTTTAATAAAGAATTATTGTCAAGAGCAGAAGCAGCAGTTGCAGCCTCAGGACCACAAACTGGTTCAGGAGCTCCGACACCGTCAACTTCGCCGAAGCCGTTAGATCAAGCTAAGACACCTAATAATAAAGTTGAACCAGTATCAGCAGCGCCGACTACAGGATCTGGAAATCCAACTCCTGCAAATGCAGATGCAGGCAAGCCGGCACAGCCAGACTTTGCAAAGCAAGCAAGAGATCAAGAAGCACTAAACAAAAAAGTACAAGCCGATGCAGATGCAAAAGCACTTGGTGCTTTTGGTGGAAGTCAAGACCCTACAGCAATGAGAGACATCAAAGTACCAGCACAGCCAAAGCCTGAACCAGAGCAAAAGGTATGGCGAGACGGCAGTGGTAATGTTATAAAATCAGGTGACGGTACTCCAGTAAGAGCACGTTCCGATAACCAAATATGGTGGGATCAGAACATGCAAGGAAAACCGTTTCCAGGTGACGCTCAAGCACAAAAGGCTATTGATGCACGTAAGGCACAAGGTGATAAAAACTGGAATTCAATTAGGAATTTATTCGGTGGCAATAAGACGAAACAAAACGCAAGCAAGGACTTTAGTATGAAAAACAATTTAACAGAGAATACAAACTTAGATGAGTGTGGTCCTATGCCTTCTATGCCTCAACAACAAGGTACTCCGGTATCAATGAATGTAACACTTAATGCAAGTGGCGAGCAACATGTACAAGAATTGCTTCGCATGATGCAATTGGCAGGTGCAAAGCAAGCTGCTCCAGTTGCAGATATGCACGTAGGTCCATCAAACGATCACGACGATATGATTCACATGATGCAATTAGCAAGCGAAGAAGCAGTTGAAGACACTTCAGAGTATGACGAAGTTGTTGCTGAATGGGATAATACTCCAGAAGAAGAATATAAAGATCACAACTATATGACACAAGACTTGTCAGGTGGTATTAATCGTTCTAAGAAAGCATATGCTAAAGCACAAGACGGTGACAATGCAATGGCAGTTGAAGCTATTAAATCAGACTTACGCAAAGCACTTGAAGAAGCGCTTGCTAAGAAAAACTAAAGCCCGTAAAGAGGCTAACTCAATAGCGTCTTCGGACGCTATTTTTTTGAGTAAATAGTAGTATGGCAAAAGCATTAGACGGCGTATTAATTAAGAAAGCAAATAAGAAGGAAACATTTACCGAGGCGCAGATTGCTGACCTCATGAAGTGTATGGATCCTCTTGATGGGTATATGTACTTTGCACGAAAGTTTGCTTACATACAACATCCAGTAAAAGGTAAGTTGTTATTTGATCCATTTGAATATCAAGAACGCTTGCTAAAAAGTTATCACAATTTCCGCTTTAACATCAACATGTTGCCTAGACAAACAGGCAAGACTACTTGTGCTGCTGTTTATCTAGCATGGTACGCAATGTTTAATCCGGATCAAACTATTCTTATTGCTGCACACAAGTATACAGGTGCGCAAGAGATTATGCAACGTATTCGTTATATTTACGAATTGTGTCCAGATCATATTAGAGCAGGTGTTACAAACTACAACAAAGGCTCAATTGAATTTGAAAATGGAAGTCGTATTGTTAGTGCTACTACAACTGGTAATACAGGACGTGGTATGTCTATATCACTACTATACTGTGACGAGTTTGCGTTTGTACAGCCTAACGTAGCTACAGACTTTTGGACTTCAATATCTCCTACACTAGCAACTGGTGGTCGTGCAATTCTTACAAGCACACCAAACAGTGACGAAGACACATTTGCTACTATTTGGAAACAAGCAGAAGATAAGTTTGATGAACACGGTAACGAACAAGAAGTAGGAATTAATGGTTTCCATAGTTTCCGTAGTTATTGGACAGAACATCCAGATCGCGACGAACAATGGAAACAAGAAGAACTTGGCCGCATTGGTGAAGAACGTTTCCGTCGTGAATATGATTGTGAATTCCTAGTATTTGACGAAACGCTAATTAGCAGTATTAAACTTGCTGTTATGGCAGGTGACACACCATTAGTTAATATGGGCCAAACACGTTGGTATAAAAAGCCAACTTCGGAATACACATATGCAGTAGCACTTGATCCTAGTATGGGAACAGGCGGCGATAATGCTGCTATACAAGTATTTGAATTACCAAGTTACGAACAAGTTGCAGAGTGGCAACATAATCAGACTGCTATTCCCGGGCAGATAAGAGTGCTTGCAGATATCTGTAAGTATCTTGCGCAGGAAACAGGAAACCAGAACGGAATTTACTGGAGTGTTGAAAACAACGGTATCGGCGAAGCAGCACTTCTCGTTATAAACGATTTCGGTGAAGAGAATATTCCAGGTCTATTTGTGAGCGAACCAATTAGAAAAGGACACGTCAGGAAATTCCGTAAAGGTTTCAATACTACGCACGGCAGCAAAATTACTGCCTGTAGTAGACTTAAAACTATGCTTGAAAATGATAAAATGATTATACACAGTAAGCCATTTATATCAGAGCTTAAAAACTATGTAGCAACAGGATCTAGTTACCAAGCAAAACTAGGCCAGTCAGATGATTTAATAAGTGCTACATTACTTGCATTAAGAATGATGGCAGTATTAAAAGATTGGGATCCAAGAATCTACAATACATTTACGCAAGCCGAAAATATAGAAGATTACGAAGCACCAATGCCGATCTTCATTAGCACAAACTATTGATAAATATATTATAATGAAAAATTTAGATCTAATAGCAGAAGAACTTTTTAATAAGATACGTGGACGTTTTCCAAGTGTTACCTTAGGTGATGCTGAAGGCAAAGTTACCAACGTTCCTACAGATGCACGATTCTTTGATTTTGATTACAAAGAAGGTGATATAAACTTAGGAAAAGTAAGTGTAAGTTTAGGCGAAAACAGCGTCGAAATTATGTACAGTGATAGTTTTGTATCAGAACAAGATGA